GATGGTGTTCCTGATAATCCTGGTGGTAAATTATGGGATAAACCAGTAAGAACTGGTGACACTAGAAATTACAGTACCAGTATTGGATTATCTGCAACACTTTCTTTCCCACTTGATGGTGGACTACAAGAACGTTGTAAGACAGCAGCAGATACTCAAATCCAAATGCAGCAACAAATGATTGCTAATAAGAGATTAGATTTTGAGATAGCTCGTTTAAAGAATTGTGGTCAATTAATGCAGCAAGGAATTAGTTTCCACCCTAGGAGTCCTTACTTTAAAATATGTGCTGACGTGGTAGTGCAAAATGTTAATACTGTCAAGCAGCATAGACACTCTATCCCTTCGGTTTCAGTGCCGACCGTAAGATCTTTATCGCCCGGTTCCGATCCCGTTGCGCCGCCTTCCTCTCAGCAGCAGACAATACCGGGGGCTTCTTACCCCGTAAGGCAGCAATCTTCTTCACCACTTTCTTCGTCACAGGTTTCACCACTTTTAACAAAAGATCAGCAAGAGGTTTTGCAAGCAACGCAGAAGTCGTCGCTACCACAGCAATTGAGGCGGTAACAGTTATCATACCTGCTGATGGTATGTTCTGGACAATCTGATCAGGTATATTTAAATTTTCAAATACAGGGAGACATTCTTTTCCTACTGTCTCATACCCAGTAATCTTTTTATTACCCTCTAGGATTTTTCCTACAGGGTTTTTTAATTCTTGTGCTCTACTTGGACACTCTGCCTTTGCAGGTGGTGGTGGAGTATCAGTCTTTGCTTCTGGTGTCTCTGGTTTTTCAGTTTCTGGGGATTTGATGGGAGGAGGTGGAGGAGATTCTGTTGTAATATCTAACCTACGTGGATCATAATCTATTGGATTATAACTAGGAGTTCCTGCATCACAGAATACTTGGACGCCATCACTATCTTCTTCTTTGAGTGTTTGATTCTCACTACTATCTCTATGCGACTCAACACATCCTGGCATATTCACAATAGGAATACCCACCTGTGAAGTCACGGGTGGGTAAATTGGCATTGCTGCAGGAGGAGTTTTTAACCAATCAGGTGTATCGTTAATAATTAAATTACTAACTTGCCCAATTCCAATATCAATATTACCTAATTGTATTTCTGGAATCATTAGTCTTCAAAGTATTTTTTAATAACTTCTAAACGTTCTTCTTCCTTAGCAATCAAATCAATCTGATCTTGAATGGCACCCAAGACATCTGGATGCTCACCAATACCAACCGGATTGACAAGATAAACTTCAATGTTCATCTTTGCTTTTTTAATGTTCCCAATAGCAAGTGCCTTGAGAGCTTCTAACATTTCTCTTCTCATTTTTAATCCACATTAATGTTGCAAGTTAATTCGCAGTTCTCGCCTTCAAATTCAGAGTCTGGGATAAATGGCGTAGATCCACAGACAGCACTTCTATACCAGCGTACCGTGTGCTCTTCTGATTTCCCTGAGTGCTTCAAGGTCCATGTTTTTTGTTCCTCCGTCATAGGCATGAGCATAACCCTCCTCGATCATTTGCTCGTTAAGGGACACACTGTCGTCCCCAATGTAAAGCCAACCCAGAAGACGCCCGTATTTGCCAGTGCCACCAACAAGTTCAGTCCTAACAGACAACTCATCATCACCAGCCAACGTGCCTTCGAGTTTCTCTTTGAGCCAGTTGGTTGCTTCGACTCCAAGAGCTTTCTCCTCTAAGTTTCTAGTTCTTTTCTCTGGCGTATCAACTCCTGCAACTCTAACTCTTTCCTTCTTGTATAGATCGAACCCCAGATCAATAGTGACATCAATAGTATCACCATCAAGTACACGATTGATCTCCGTCACTCTGAAGTTGTAGCAGCTCTTCCTGCTTGGTGGTTTCATTGCTCCCATTTTCTAACTCCTCAAATGCCATTCCTAATATGTATATGACATAACCTATTGCTAATCCCACAGCAATTATCACTAGAATGATTACTGACCACACAGGATCAGCTGGATTATCTAAAGGTCGTAGTATTAAATTCATGCTTCACTATTCGGACTAGGAACTAATTGATATGCCAATTTGTCTCTCAATTTATTAATACGCTCATCATCATATTGCTGAAAGTTTCCTTTCTTATCAACTTTCTTATAGTAGTGTAATGCGTTTAGGATGATTGTGTAATCCTCCATTGTTAATTCAAATTTCATTAACAATCGTTAAAGACTGAACCAACAGTAGAACCAACAGTAGAACCTACTTTACCACCCAAAAGTGATATCCAACCAGCTGCTAACCATCCAACATATGGAATACCAATCACAGCAGGAACACCAATACCAGCAGCAATACTAGTTCCTGCCATTGCACCTTGTGACCGTGCTCCAGCGTCCGCCACGATACACTCTATGTCTCTTGCAGACTTTCCCTCGCCGTCTGCTACGGCACCTCCTAGGTTGCGAGTGCCGTCCATTGTATATTCATCACGTCTATATTCAGTTCTCTTCTCACTACTATTACCACCAAAGAAACCTTTCTTATTTTTATCTAAGTCAAGTGATCTCTCAGAATTAAGAACAGCAGGATCGTTTGCTCTATATTCTATACTATACCCTTCTTTACCTGCTTCAATTTTATAAGAGGAGTAATCTCCTCTAGGTAAATTAATGATTGGAACTTCTGGTGTTTTTGTTGCTTGGATGATGTGCCCTAGAACACCAATGTGTGCCACGGCAACAACACCACCAACTCCTAATGCAGTCCATTTAAAGAAGTTCATAAGATTACACGGTAGGTTTTACAGGTGGTTCACCATCTTTTGTGATGAACTGAATTGGTGCTTGTTCGATACGAATAGTTTGAGCAGGTGCAGTTTGTGCTGCAGCAGCAATCAATCTTTCCATATCTGCTTTACTGATTCCACCACCACCATTACCACCACCTTCTCCTGCTTTCTTCGCTGCCTGGACACCAAAAGTAGCCAAAACTCCGGTGAAGACGCTGGCGATAAAAGTCGGATCTAGTTTTTGTTCAGGAATACCAAGGGCTGGAGGTAACTTGATGTATGCCAGCGTGAGTATTCCGCCGCTCCAAACAAGGATGCCAAGCCTAACAAAAGTAGACAGAATAGCAAGTTGTTCTTCTTTGTCATCTGCTGCCTCTTTAATTTTACCTAGAAGACCTTTCTTTTTAGGTTCTTCTTTTTTGACTTCTTCTGGCATTCCATATAGAGCAACGCATTTCTATTTAGAAATGTATCCTTCTTTGACTAGATACTCGCGTGTCAATGGTGTAGGAGGGTATACATTCCACATCTCACCAGCAGCACACGCATTTAGTGCTGCCATAGTCATTCCTTCAGTCTTACCTGCCCACATTGCTTCCTTCTCCCAAGGAATTGCACCTGGTTGTAATGCATATGTACGCTTCACCATCTCTTGCCAGATCATAGGAACGTCATCCTCTGGTTTGATGATAGCAATTAAACTATTATCAATCGTTCCTGCCATACAATCTTGTGCAGCATGCCATCCTTCATGACGCATCACACTCATCAAGACATGAGGACGACTCATGAATGTCCTATTTAAATAGAAGTTATTGCTCACAGTATGATAGACACCACGATGTCCTACAGGAAAATACTTCTCATCCGCAAGATATACATTCACTCCCACTTGATTCAATGACACAAGCATATTGTTAAACTCATTTGCAATTGGAGTAAATGCTTCAGTGTTATCATACTGAGAGGAAACATCCAGAAGGGAAAACACTTCCCTAACATCATCGGTACACTCTTGAAGAAGCATACATCCCATAGAATGCATAGTGAAGTAATCTTCATCTTTAAGAGGATCTGCAATTGCAGCAGGGACAGCAAGACATGCTGCCATCAAGGCCATAATAATCTTTTTCATATCAGAAAGGTAGAGCGGGTCCAGTTGTAGATGGTAGAGAAGGAATAGCACCACCAGTAGCAGCAGGCATACCTATAGCACCACCAGTGGCACTAGGAAGTTCTGGCATAGCAGAATCCATCATTCCAGGAAGAGCACCAGAGATTGCTTCACCTGCAGCTGCAGCAACTTGGGACTTGATGTTCTCAACAATAGAATCTTTATTGAGATATAGAGCAGTACCGCCACCGACGATACCTGCAGTTCCAACAAAAGAAAGAACTGCTAAAACATTAATTACTTTTTGCATAATAAGCCTCGTAGTATTTGGTAATGCCGTTACAATTTACATTACCTTGGGACACCCAATCATGGGCACACTCGTATATAGATTGATTACTATACTTTGATTTTCTTTCGTTGTCAAGATCAACACCATACCTACTCAAAAGAATAAGAAGAGATTTTTCTCTGAGTTTAAGTTTTTCTTTACTGTATCTCCAATCATCAACCATGAATATTCTCCGATCCACCAATAGGGTTTAAATGTAATGTAGTCTTTCCACACTTGGTTGCTATATCATACATCACTTCATGAATATTCTCAGGTTCAGATTTAACTTCCCAAGAACCTCCAACACCACCATCCATATTTACAATAATATCATCGCCAAATTCTTTCATTAATTTCTGATGCTCCATTTGTGTTTCTGTTAAAATTGGCTCACTAAACCATTCATCATAAGGTGCAATAGTTGGTGCTGGATATGTCATGATTGCCAGTGGTGATGAAAGAAGTTACCTTTTGGATCGCACATTGGGTCTTCTGCTACCACACGATATGGCAACATACTTTGACCTTTAAAATTTGTTCGATCTCCAATAATACTATATGCTTTTAAAAGATTTTCTTTTCCTTTATTTGATTGTAGTTCGTTAACCAAATTTATGTTGGCAACAGGTCTCTTGTAATCAAATCCTTGATATTGACCAGGAGCGTATACAACATCTGAAACAGTGTTTGGAAAACGAGGAGACCTAACTCTATTGATGATTGATACTGCAACACAGTACTCATCAAAAGTATTTACAGCCGCTTCAACTTGAATCGCTCTGGCCAAGTGATCATAATCAAGGGGTGTTAGTGCTAGGATTGTTTCTAAAATCATGTCATTAAAAAAGGAGCATAGATGCTCCTGTAATATATCGTAAGTTATTTAGTTTGTCAAGCAGAAGGAGACGGTGAATAAACTGGTTGCATTAATCCACCACCTGGTCCGTCATTGTCATCATCAACATCAATATCAGATAAGATTGCGTTAATAACAAAAAGAATTATCAGACCCGATGCGAATATTAACATTTACCATACTCCTGGAATGATTTGTCCTGTAACTGCATAACTACCCATTGCGGCAATGACTCCGATCATTGCTGCCCAGCCATTAATACGTTCTGCGTTTTGGTTCATTGTTTGTTCTCCTGTGTTTTGTTTTTGATAATAATTCTACCTTTACCTGTCAGATATTCTATTTGAAATACTAATTCGTCATCATAATCCCAACAAAGTTCTTCGTATAGGGCATTCAATTTCTTCATGTCCTCATAAAGTTGATTGGGATTAGACATTTAATTTTTGATATCTGAAGTATCTATCCACCATTATAGCAGACCGATTTCATTTGTCAAAATCCGAACGCACCAAAGAAAAATACACTACCAGTAGTAGCATAAGAAACAACAGCAGCGACAAATCCAAGCATAGCAGTGCGTCCATTCAATTTCTCTGCCTTTTCTGCATATGTCTCAAGACCATATCGTTCTGCATCGGTCTCAGAGATATACATTCTTGGTTCAGTAGCGTACATGTTTGTACGTCCACCATCTTCAGTTGTTACAGTCATGTTACACTCCGTTATGTTTCTTTACATAGTATATAGGAAATCTAAAGACCTGTCAAGTCAATAGTCCATGTTACCGCCATAACTGATGCAGG